AGGCAGAAATTTGAAATGGACAAAATATTGGATTTTTATTTTCTTTGGATCATTGGGCGCAAAGTTTCGTCTAATAGACAAAACTTTCCTACTACCTTCATCGATTGTTACGATGTATGGTAATTTTATTCCGGTTGATTCTCCGTCAGAACCAACATCTTCGAATCCTTCTAGATCTAGATTAACGTGGCATTCTAGAACCGTGTACATAGGTTCGACTCTTTGGGATTTTGTAATTCCTTCTATTTCTCTCTCTTTTTCTTCAAGTTCATTTGTAATGGTACCTTGAGGTTTAGTGAGTTCAATATCTGAATAGAATCCTGCAACTTGTTGCTTACGCAAGTCATTTTCGGAAATTTTTAATACGTGGACGACCGCTTCCGCATCATCTAATGAGGTAGCTGTATACGGAACGACAAGGTCATCTGCGGGCACGAACTTAGAAACAGCTCTCCCGAGTAAATCATCATAATAAACTTTTTTAAATGTAGAACCTGCTAATGGTAAATAAAACAACATTTGATCAAACTCAGGTTCATATTCTTTCATTTGATCCATCAATTGATAGTTCATGTAATTTTTAACTCTTTGAGACTGTTGTTCTTTCATCGGGTTAGACGCACCCATGACCATGGTTCTTACAGGCCCATCAGCCGGTAATAATTCTTTATATGCCAACGCTTGAAATTGTGTAACTGCTTCCGCAAGCACCGGGTGAGTTGCACCAGACGCTCCTTGAAATGGTTGAGTTCTATTGTCATATTTAAATCCTAACAAATCTAAACCAACAATGTAAGCTCTTTCCCAGTCTCCACGGGAAAATTTATATTCTCTATAATCGTTTTGTAATTGACTACCAATTTTATTGGTAATGTCTTCAGGAAGTAAATCATTTAAATTTGCAAAATGATCTCCACCTTCTGGTATATCTACTTGACTAGGATCAAAATCAATTGTTGCTCCACCATCTTCTTCATCAGTGATTTCTACTGGACCTTTTCCTAATTCTTCCGCAACATCAACTTCCTCGAAATTTTCTTCAACAATTTCGTCTTCAGGTCGTTTAACGTTAGGGAGTCCTTTATCTATATCTGCCATTTATACTCCTAAACTTTCTTAACACGGTTTAACATTGAAGGCAACCCATAAGGGGTTGGTCCTGATTTAGGTGGAAGTGCCTTTGGTCTACGTACTCCAGCTATGCCACCACCTGCATATAGCTCTGGATCATAATCGTAGATTCCCATTTTATCTCTAGCAGCTTCATCAAGTAAAGCTGATCTTGGATAATATTTTCCCATAAAATCTAACATATCTTCCATTGGACTATCTCCTTCTCTTATAACATCTTTAATATCTTCTTTATAACCATAGACTGGGTGATAGTTCATAACCTTTTGTGGTGTAAAACCTTTTAATGCTTCATGTTCTCCGAAACCTGCTTGTTCCATTCCTTCTCTAAACAATGTACCAACGGGTCCCCAGACCATTCCTTCATCACCTTTTATACCCAACATTTTTCTAATTCCTCTATCAAATGGCGTACCTGCAGTTTTATTCCATTCTTTTGCAATTACACCTTCAATCATTTCATTCATGTCTTTATAACCTTTACCACTTTGAATACTTTCAGATTTTCCTTGTTCTTCGAGTTGTTTCTCCGCTCGTTCTATTTTATTTTCAGCATCCCATAAACTCGGGTCCGAAACATCTGCAGAAGGGTTTAATATAGTATTAGGTTGAAAATTTTTCCAATATTCTTCTTCTCCACCAGAAGCTTCTACTATTTTTTCTCTCTCGGCTAGATCCTTATGACCTTCAACATACTTGCCATAAGTTTCTGCATAATCCATCCACTCTTTCATATCTTTAGTATCCAAACCTCTTTCTTTTGCATATCTCATTAAATCTCGTTCATTGCCTCCTAAATCAAGTGCACCGAATGTAGCCATCTCAACTGCATTACTAAAAGATTTATCTAAGCCTTGACCTTTAGTTAAGTTGTTGGCAAAATCTGCTAGAGCAAAATAACCTTCACCTTTAAGTGTAGTCGTCCAGAATCCTTTAGGCATTCCTCCTTTACCTGCTATTTTTGTAAGATCATCCCCTAATCCACTCATTAATTTCTTTTCAACTGTTGTTAAATTTCCAGATTTTAATTTTGCTATTGCGCGATTAATACATTTGCCAGATCCCACAGCAAAACCAACTCTGCCACCGGCGTACATTCCACAACCTAGTTTAATAAACTTTTTATTAAATTCACTTATGATCTTCTTCTGTTCTTTCTTACCTATTTTTGAAGCTGCCTTTAAACTAGATTTTCTATTCGCTTCAAATAGTTTAGCTTTTTTTATATTATTAAATTCTTCTGCAGTGTTCCAAGTTTTTTTATTCTTCCATTTTTTTACAAACTCGTTAATTTCTCTTTCAGTTTTGCCAGCGAATTCATCAAATGGATCTATAGTTAATCTATCTCCTCCAAAAGTTGAGCCATCACTTAATGTAACTTTTTTAAATCCTTGTGATTGAGAAGCTATTCTAACTAATAAAGCATCTTCAACTTCTAACATTTTTTTCTTCATTGCAGCTGGTATTTTTTGTTTTTTTATCTTTTCTATTTTTTCAGAAACTTTTCTAATTTTATGATCCAGTCCCACTTTTTCTGCTGCCATAGCTTCATTAATATCTTTAGGAGTATAAGCTAATTTATCCCCTGTAATTTTCTCTGTTCCCCAAACATTACCAGTATGACCTAAATGGGTTTGTGGAGTTCCTGTATGAGGACCTGAATAATACCCACCTTTCTTTTTAATAGCTACTTTCTTTTCTTTTTTCAGTTTATACTTTTTAGTAGGGTCTGCTGGGGGTGGAAGATCTTTTGGATTTTTTGTTCTAAAAGTATCTCTTATTTTAGTTGCTTCATCTAAACTTGTAAGACCTCTTTCATTTAAAACAATATCATAACGACCCGTGTAATTTTTTCTTGGTCCTTTTTGAGCGCCTTTTCCTAATTGAGTATCTTTAATAATTTGCACATCGTAAACTCTTTTTACTTTTCCTGTTTTTCGATTTTTTATATCTCTCCATTTTATATTTTCTTGACCTTCTACTTTTCCTTTTTTTATAATTATTTCTTCTAGGTCTGTTCTAATTTTTGAGTCGGTTGTAGCTTTTCCGGCCCTTCTGAACCCGATCCGTCCACCGTCAGCCATGTTTAGTGGTTCCTGTACCGTCTTGTTTCTTGCAACAAACGCTTTCCATGAACCAACCGAACTTGGAGCTGCAGCGTGTTTTCTAAACCAGCCTTGCGCTTTAGAATTATCTCTAATGTGCATTATTCTCCTAACATTCCTGCAATACCACCTTGTGCTGCTTCTAAAACAGGTCCGGGTCCACCGAATCTCTGCTCATAAAGTTGTTTTTGAATTCTTCTTCTCTTTTTTTCTTCTTCTAATTCTCTGTAATATTGTTCTAGCTGTGTGTCTGATGGTGTATTGCCCTCGGCTAACGGAACACGGCCACCGGATGCTTTCTTAATTTTTTTTACTGTTCCAGTTGCAAACATTTCTACTTCATCGAAATTTGATCCATGCGAACCAAATTTTTCAGAAACGGATTCTTCAAATTTTACATTCTCTGGATGTCCTCCAGTAAATTCTGCTTCATCAACCCAGAACTCTTCTTTGGTTTTTCCAGCTTTACCAATTGTTTCTTTATTTTTAGTAAATGAAGGTTCAATAACTTCTGATGCTTTATATTCTAATCTAACCGGTTGACCATGAAGACCATCTGCAAAACCATGTTTACCAATTCCAATATCGACGGAAACATTTCCAGTAGTTATATCCTGCGTTACTATTACATCGGTTTGTGAATCAGGGAGTTTGGTCTTATGGACAATCTGTCTATCTGCGTCTGCAAATTTCTTAGTGACATCATCCCCTTCTTTAATAACTTTATTTACAAGAGGCTTGAACCATGCTGGCATGCCATCAGCGCCGGCTTTAATTGGGACTGAGGTTAAGTCTTTTATAACTTGTTTTTTAGCTCCACCTTTTAATAAACCTAATAATCCTGTTCCTGCAGCCGCTGTTCCTGCAGCCGCGCCACCCATTAATTTTAAAAATAATCTTCTACTCATGCCACCAAGACCATAAGGCACTCTAGAGTTCTGATCATCTTCTCCAAGCAAATAGTTTAAACCGCTCCCGGTTCTCCCACCATGGGCAAAATCTTCTGTATCAGGATCATCTCTAAAAGGTCTTTTTTTATTGTAGTCATATAAGTCGTCTGGATCTCTTTGGAAAATCCAATCATCTGTGTCTTTTAAAATTTTTTGTGATTGTTCTTTTGTTAAATTTTTATATATGCCTTTTCGACCAATAACTGAGTTTGCTTCTTTCATAGCAGCAACTGGTTCCATTGTTTTTATTTTTGTAACAGTGTCGGTTACAACATCAACTTTAGTGGTTTGTTTCTGCAAGGATAAATCAGCTTTAAAATTATCATAGCCACTTACAGGAACATCCTGCGCTGCACTTAAAATATCATCGATTTCTTTTTTTCTAGCACTTAATTTTTTGAATTCTCCATAATTAGTACCTGATTCTCCTAACTTCTCTAATTGAACTTTAATTCTATTTCCTTCTTCAGCTAATGCGTTTAAAGCAGCGTCATCATATTTAGAAAGATCAACATTCTTACCACCCAGAACAGGTTTACTCGTATCAATTTTCTTTCCGGTTAAATCGACAACTTCACCTTCTTTTTGTAAAAATTTATTTTTCTTAGGATCATTTAACCCTATCTGCTCAATGAATTCTTGTAGAGTTTTTTGCTTTACTTTAGGTTTATTAAGTTCAACTATATATTTAATTTCTTGCTCACCCATTTTATCTATGTCTTGACCTTGTCTTTTAGCAGACTCTACCCATTTACTTACTTGTCTTTCAACATCATTAACTAAATTTTTATTAAGAGATAGAATACCAGAAGAATCTTTCGATTTTTTCATCGCTTGCTTCAATAATAATCTTCTTAAAAATGCTATTCCAGCCATTAATAATACTCCATTTTCCTAGGCGGTTGTTTTGGTTCAAAGTAGTCTTCAGGGTGTTGCAGAAATCCGCCCTGCCTGAAGCGCATTACAGCCATAGTCATAGAATCAACTAAGTCGTCATGATCACCGTGCGGGAATGCTGCACATTCCTCAATTACCTCTTCTGCAAACTTCTGGTCAGGTGCCCAAATCATTCCAGATTCAAAAAGAGGAGCACATGTATTTACTCTGACATGCTTATCATTTCCTTTGCTCGGTGTAAAGGTCTGAACTGGAATATCCATCTGACGAAGCTCATAGGTCAAAGGCAATCCAGATGCTTTAGCTTCAATGATTACCATCTCTGGTTTCCAATATTTGTACTGGTCTAACGCCACACGACGTAATTCTGGAAACTCATAACGCTCTTTTACACAATCTAGCAAAATTAAGTTCGCTGGTTTTCCTTCTTCAGGATAAAACACTCCCCAAGTCGTAATAGCAGAATAATCGGCCGTTTCTTTTTTCATAAAAGCTGTGTCGTAAGATTGGATAACATAATGCAAGTCCGGTGGGCTATCTTCATCCCACAATCGCCACCATTCACGTTTTATTAAGGCTCCTTCTTCAGAAGTTGGAGACTGCATCCATTGTGCATTCCATTTTCCAACTGGAAGAGTTGTTTTAACCTTTTCTAGTTCTTCTTGATTCCAATACTCAGGCCAAACAGGTTTCTTGCTTGGTAGGATTGCAGGAAATTCGACCACTTCCCATTGATCACCCTTCACTTCTTTCTGGTTCTTCATTAAAATTCCTGTTAAATCCTTTTTTGACCATCGAGTCATGACGAGTACAATCTGTCCCCCCGGCTGAAGACGTTGTCTTGGGCCAGAGGTATACCATTCATAACAATTCTCAAATGCATTAGCGGACATCGCATCTTGCTCAGAATGGGGGTCATCAATAATTAACAAATCAGCGCCACGACCAGTGATTGCTCCACCAACACCAGCTGCAAAGTATTCACCACCCTGAGCAGTCTCCCACCTTCCTGCAGCTTGCGAATCTTCTTGAAGTCTTGTCTCAAATATTTTTCCATAATCTTCACTATCAATTAAGTGCTTGGCCTTACGACCAAAACGAATAGCTAATTCACCAGTATGGGTTACTTGAATGATTTTTAATTTTGGATTACGACCCACCATCCACGATGGCAGAAGATAAGACGCAAATTCTGATTTTGTATGCCTTGGTGGCATGTTCACGATTAATCTATTAATTTTTTTATTGGCTAGATCATTAAATTTTTGTGCAATGTGTCTGTGATGTGCGCCTTCGATGAATTCAGGCCAAACGCACTTAACAAAGCTTAAAAAATCACCTTTTGCTTTGCCTTGAATCGTTTTTTCGGCGTGCATTACTTGAAGTTGTAGAAATTGTCTTCGGACATCGGCAGGAAGCTTAGTAATATCAACGGTATTTAAATTCATAAAAATTTTTTATAATTTTTTGCACCCTTTAAGGTGTTCAACATGTTTTTACCGGCATTGACTCTCTAAATCAAGCAATTTATCCCAAAGCAGTGGGACCCCTTTTTATATTAAAGGGTATCGACTTTTAATCGCGCGAGATTGTTTGGATTGGGTTTGGTACCTCTATTGATTGAGTAGTTAAGGGGGCGAAGCCCAATGGCTTGGGTACAACGCGCGTTAGCGCGTTGCACATGGTTGGAACTCAGTCGAGTAATATCATGAATGCATTAGCATTCATTCTACTAAACTTATCTAATCCTTTTTGCATTGTGTTATATTCCTCATCTACCTCAGCTTGCTTGATGTCAATGTATAACTTGTGTTCATCTTGTGTTAACATCGTGCTTTGCTTAGAGTATGGGTTAGTAACTCGTGTTAGTATTGTCATTTATTCTCCTGTATTTAATGTGTAAGTACTATCATTGTATTGGCTCTCGGTCAATGGTCTTTGTTCACTTGTACACATATTATGGTAGTAGTATTCTGCTTCTCCATTATCTCGTTGCCAACTATATCGTTGACGTTTATCCCAAGAGTTTTCTGGTAACATTGCTTTACGTTCTCTTACTCTACCAAAGTAATCTATTGCTTGGTCCATGTTTTCTCTTGCCCAATCATTGTAACAACTAAGAGTACAAAAGTTTCCTTGACCATAACCATATTGTCCAACAGTTCTTGTGTAATTTCTTTTGTTTCCTTTTGGTCCACGTTTCCTGTCTGTCGTGTCATACATATGACACGATGGACCTTGACATAGTTTACTCATCGTTGCAATGGGGTAAGAAGTTAAGCATTGATACCAATCCGGCGAACATTATTAATGCGCCAACTACTGTGTGTTCGGAGTGTACTCCAAGAATTAAACCTAACATTATTAATATAAAGCCGGCTAATATTCCTATTAAACTTGCAACCATTAAAACCTCACTTTCCAACTATTAGACGCAGTTCTATAATTATGTGCGTCTAAATCATAATACACATAATAAGCAACGCCTTTTTTTGATGTTCCAAATCTTGATTTCTCATCATGTTTGCCACGTCTTGTTATATGTTTTTTATCCTTGTTAGAATAATAGACTATATAAAATTGTTTGTTTTGTTCCATGTTATTTCTCCTGTATAAGTTAATAACCTATCCTATCATTGATAGGATAGGTTTGTCAATAGCTAGTTAATCTTGTTTGCTTCGTATGCCTTTCTAATAGCTATCTTTTGTTCTCTCGTTATGGTTGTGTTCTTCATACCCTTAATCATACTAGCTAAATTAACAGGATTATAAATAACTAATCCTGTTGAGTTAGTTCTGATTAATTCTGCTTCATC